CGTTACTCAGCATTCTACGTCTCGATGTCACCCGCCTTGTGACTAGGTTATAGCGGTGGTCTTTTGTGTATTTCATACGGTTGTTTATTCTCTGTTGCTTAATTACAATCAGATTACAGCGCACTGACATAAGCCAGTGCGCAGCGTATCTAATTACATCCAGATGTCTCCTCTCAAGTCGGCACCAACCAGACTGAGAAGTGCGGCCTCTAACTCCTTAATGGCCGAAAGGATTCCCTTCTGACCATTCAGTGAACCTGCTGGAACACTTGGAGTCTTAGCTTCAACCTTCTCTTCGAGTAGGTTCAACCTATACGTTAGGTCGTTAGCTGCGTTCTTATTCTCTTCCTTAATTAGGAAGCCTTCAATGTTACGTGTCTTATTCATATCGTGTGTTGTTCTTAGTTCCCCATTGCTTACCCTTATGGCAAGCGATGGAAGGTAGCTAGATACTCTAGCTCACACGCTACTACTTTATAGTCTCAAGCACATCATGCTCCTACATAGCTGCATACTACTATATCATCTTCAGTCTATTCAACCGAGGGCGACGGGTATACCTACACAACCACATACAATCGACACCACTACAAAGACAGAAAGGGTTCAATGTGACAGATTCGGGAAAAAATAAAAAAATAAAAAGAATATTTTGGGGGGTGTGATTTGTGAGGAAATAAAAAATTGCCTAAAGGCAGAGGTGTGTGTATTAGGAATGTATGTCAGGAAAAGGAGTAGAGGTAGACGGGATGTTATTTCCGGAGGGGACAAGTGAGTTGGTGGCTAATTTGTATATGTATAGTCGTGGAGTTGAGAGAGAGGATGGAGGGAAGTTGGTTAGTATTGATCCGGAGGATAGGTATCGTTATTTGAAGAGGTCGATAGATTTGGCGTTTAATTGTGAGGGTAGTATTAGGAAGGTGATATGGAATCCGTGGACAGAGAAGATATTGAGGGAGATGGTGGGGGACTGGAGGAAGAAGAGGTTATTGGGTATTGCAGGGTGTTCGTCATGCGTCAGTGGAGATACACGGCTCCTGAATCCCATCACTGGTCAACAAACTCCCATTAAGGAGCTGACAAAGAAAGGCGTGAGGCCGTGGGTTCAAACATTGAATGGACCAGTGTTGGCTGACGTTCCTTACCTGAAGGGTCGCGCTGAACTATTTGAGTTCAGGTTGAGTAATGGGGAGAGCTTTAAATGCACGGGTGAGCATCGATTGCTGATTAAATCAGGTTGGGCTTTTGCTAATCAGACCAGCGTTGGAGATTGGCTTTACGGATACGCTCCCGACCTTCCTCAGACCACTTCGGACATTGACCCTTCAGCTCATGAGCTAGATGCTCTGCATTGCTCACAAAAACAGCAAGATTTGAAGGATGATTGTTCTGCTTATTCTTATCTATGTGGTGAACAACTTCCTCAGGCAAGAGAAAGCGCCCGAGAGCCTCTTCCATCACAAGACGATGCTCGAAAATATAGTGAGTATGTTTCCGAGCGTTTGGATGCCCTTTATGATGAATCAGAGCGTATCCATCCTTGTCGATTATCCGACCCTTCCAAGCATAATGCTTTTCGCCAATCACTGCTTTTGGCCACTTCTTATGTATCCCCTGACGCTCAAGGAACTTTTTCACCTCCGATCCCTTCGTTCCAACAGCCCGAGCAATCTCATTCAGGTTGTGTCCCTCCTTCACCATCCGAAGAACAGTTTCAGAGTGGATATTACAAATCAGATGCGGGTTATAAGCCTTCTTCCTCGGAGTCTTTATCCCTGCTTGATTCAGAGTGTAGGCAACAGTCTTCAACTTCATGCCCATCTGATCCGCAACAAGGCGAGTGCTCTTCAGTTCTTCAAACAGGGAAACAATCCGCTGATTCCTCTCTTGGTTCTTTGTCCATTTCATATCCTTTGAAAGTAGCACTTGTGCAGGTGGTGTCAATTACAAGTCTTGGTGTTAGCGAGTTCTACGATCTAAATGTTCCAGTGGAGCGTCATTACTTCGCTGAGGGTGCAATTCATCATAACAGCGGGAAGTCTGATGCTGTTGCATTGTATGGATTAATGGAGTATTGGGCTAGGCCGAGTGAGACGTTCTTTATTGTGATGAGTACGACGAAGTTGTCGGCGCGTATGCGTATTTGGAAGTCGATCACGCAGTTTTGGGGGCAGGCGAATAGGATGGGATGTCCGGGAAAGTTGATTGATTCGGATGGATATATTAAAGGAGTTGATTCATTGGGGAATGTTTGGAGGAACAGTGGGATTATTTTAATGGCGGCGGGCAAGGCGGACGCAGAAGAAGCGTCTAAAGAGTTACTGGGTATTAAGAACCCGAATGTTGTTATAGGAGCGGACGAAGATAACGAGCTTGGAGACGGTATTTTGAAGACTGTCTATGAGAACATGACATCTAATGATCGTTTGAATTTCACTGGAATGGCTAACCCTGATAAGCTAACAGATACGTTTGCAGACTTGTGTGAGCCAGTGGGAGGATTTAAGACAGTTACGGAGGAAGACGAGGAATGGGAGACTAAGTATGGTAAGTGTATTCGGTTTGATGCAGAGCAGAGTCCAAGGATTATAGAGGAGAGAAGCTTTACAGATGAGGAGAGAGCGGCAGGAAAGACGAGTCAGTTCTTTTGGCAACCGGATCAGGCTTATTGCGACCGGATTGCAGATAACAGGGGCGGCAAGAAATCTAGGGGTTACTTTCGATTTGTTAAAGCGTTCTGGTGTCCTGATGGATCTGCTAACAGCATTTACTCAGAGATTGAGTTTATGACAGGTTGTGCGCTGGATGAACGTGAGCCTCAGTGGGATGCGGAGCCGATTACACTTGGAAGTATTGACCCGTCGTTTAGTCGTGGTGGTGATAGAAGTCAGGCTGCGTATGCTAAGCTTGGAACAGTTAATCAGCGTTCACACATGCACATGGTTTATGAGCAGAGTATTGAAGAAGATATTCGCAATAAGTCAGTTCCACTTACTCACCAGATTGTGAGAGGATGGGTAAAGCTTTGCAAAGAGTGGGGAGTTAAGCCGATTCATGCAGTTATAGATGGAACAGGAGCAGGCACACCGTTTGGCCATGTTGTGGATGTAGAGTGGAGTCCAGCAGTTCAGAAGGTAAACTTTAAGGGGAAGTCGTCAGACATGACAGTTGTATTCCGTAATGAAGATTGTGAGTTTTATAACAAGAACTCAGAATTGTGGATTCAGCCGAAAGAATTTTTCAGGCAGAATCAGATTAGTGGTGTTTCAAAGGAGCTAATGGCGGAGTTAGTAGAAAGAGAGTATCACGATAAGGAAAGCCGTGCGCTCAGAGTTGAAAGTAAAGAAGAAGCTAAGAAGCGATTGAAGCACTCCCCAGATAGGGCTGATGCCTTCCTGCTGCTTGTTGAGAAGGCTGTCACTATGGGTTATTTTCGTAGTGAAGAGATAAAAAAGGTTAGCCGTATGGTCGATAAGGGCTGGAAGAAAGCCAAAGTGAAAAGATCTTTGAATACAACGTGCGGTAGAAAGTTCAGAAGATAACCTTGACAGGTTTAGATCTATGGATGAAAACAAACTTCAACTTAGAAATTCATGACAAGATTATTAGTAGCAGAAGCAGGTAACGGTAACTATAAATTCACTTGTCCAGTTGGGCAGACATGGAATTTAGCATTAACTGGCACAAGGTCGGCAGCAGTGGTTAAGATTCAATATTCAAAGTCTGATACAGAGTTCGCAGATTGGGCAACTCCGAAATCTCTCTCAGCAGTAGGCGAGCTAACAGGAACTAACATTGGCACTCAAATTGATATGCGAATGAATGTTGCTGGAGCAAATTCTAGTGATGATTTGATCGCTATTTTCACAGTTGTTCCAATTAAGTAATTTAGCCCAACTAAAAGATGTCTCTCTTTAAAGATAGCGAAGATTCACTCAATAACCTTAGAAGTTTAACTGAGGAAGAAGTTGACCCGCCAAAAGAGCGGTTAGCTAACCCAGCAGCAGCAAGAGGCATCTATGATAAGCTATCTGATGATGATAGTGACAGTTCATTCAATAGGGCTTTGGTTCAAGGACAAATGGACTTTGTGCCACCTCACGATGAAAAAGAACTAGAAGATAAAGGACAAAGTGATCGTTTCAATATCACTACAGGAGAAGGGCCAGCGATTAAGAATGAGGCTGTAGCTGCTTACATGGAGATTTACACAAGTCCAAAGCTTCTTGTTTCTATTCCGCTAATGCCGGAAGTTGATAAGGATAATGCTGAGACTTGGGGATTGATTCTAGCTGAAGAGTTTACAGTAATGGACAGAAGTGATGATGCATCGCTTCCTTTGCATTTGCAGCTGGCAGATACATACGTGACGCACGGAGTTGCAACAGCTTACTTTGATGATACTAAAACAATGCGGTATTCCGTTGCAGGATTAGATCATTTCAAGTTTCCTCGTAAATCAGGAATCATTACAAGTAAGATTGAGCTTTGCACATCGCTTGGTGACTACGGTGTTACTGAGCTATTTAATAAGATTGGTGGAGCTGGTTGGGATGAAAAGTCTATCCGCAAAGCAATTGTAAATAGTGCTGGGAAAGCTGAAAAAAAGTGGAATAACTGGGAAGATATTCAAAGAGAAATCAAAGCTAATGAAATCTTTGTTGAGTCTATTTGTGACCCTATTGAAGTTATCCATACTTGGGTTAAGGAATTTGATGGTAAAATTAGTTACTACATCTCAGCAAAACAAGAGCTTACAGATAAAAATGGTTGGAAAGAAACATTTCTATTCAAATCAATTGGAGAGTTTAAATCTATTGATCAATGGTTGCAGATTTTTGCGTTTAGCGTTGGTAATGGCGGCAAGCTTTACACTGTTCGAGGCTTAGGATATTTGATCTACCAGCTTTGTAATGCAATGGACATTATGCATTGTAAGCTTTTGGATAATGCACGTATTGGTTCTTCGCTTATTGTTCAGCCAGCTAGCACAGAAGACTTGCAGGACATGCAGCTTATTGACTTTGGTGGAGGTGTAGCAATCCCTCCTAACATGAAGTTACCTGAGCGACAGCTTAGCCAGAACCTAAATAACTCATTAGTTCCAGCAATCAATGAAAGCCGGAACATTCTAAACCGAGCAACTGGAGGATTAGCTTCTTCTAATGAAATGCTTGGCAGTTCAGATCGGCAAACCAAGTTGGAAGTCAGTTCTAAGCTAGACTTCATCAATAAGCTTAACTCATTTGCTATCAATCTATTTTATGGACCGTATGATAAGATCATGCGTGAAAAAGTTCGCAGAGCATTCACTGTTAGACAGTTAGACCTAGATACATCTACTTTAGTTAAAGAGATGAAGCAAAGGTGTAAAGATAGAGGTGTGCCAGAAGAAGTATTCAAACTCATTGATTTTAAGGGAGTTAAAGCTTCTCGTATTATTGGAACAGGCTCTCGCGCTTCACGTATCCTTCTTATGGATCAAATGAAAGAAATGTATTCCACTTGGGATGCAGTAGGACGTGCTAACTTTGAGTATGACTACCTCGTAGAGCTTGTCGGAGCTGAGAAAGCTGAGCGTTATGCAGGTAAAGCTACTGAAAAACGTATGCCTTACGACTTTTCTATTGCTCAACTAGAGAACTTTCAACTTCTTGAGGGTGATTATATGGACCCAACGGATGGCCAGAATAACATGGTTCATCTTGCTGTTCACGTTGAAGAGCTTGAGACTGGCTTGCAAGGAGTGGATGAAGGGCAAGTAGATCTAATGGAGTGGACTATTGAGCATCAAATGCTTTATCAACACTGCGTTGCTACGCTTGAGATTACGACAGTGCATGAAACAGTTCAGCCTGAGCTTAATGCATTCCACCAGCGCGTTCAGCAAATTGGTGAGATTGTAGTTAATGGTCTTAAAATGATCAATAAGAGAAAGCGTGAAGAAGGCGAAGCTGCTGAAGGTGAAGAGCAAGAGATGACTGAAGAGCAATCTCGTCAGAGCAAGATTGCAATGGATCTTCAAGAAAGCCAAGTTAAGCACCAACAGAAGATGCAACAAGATTTCCAGAATCACATGGCTAAATTGCAGATGATTAAGGAAACAGGTGAGCAGAAGCAAGTTATGCAATCACAAGCAGCGATGGGCAAGATTGTTTCCAAAGATGCAGAGATTCAGCAGCGCATGAATCGAATCAAAGCTCAGAACATGTAATTTTAGTCGGACTAACGTAAATTTATGAAAGCAGAATTAACAGAAGAACAAAAAGAAGAACTGAGAAACATGATAGACTCATCTCTATTGTCTTTCGCACTCACAGAGGCTCTTAGGAGCGTTCATAATGAGCAAAAGGGTGCAGTTAGCCTAGAAAGTGCTGCAATGGCATAC